CCGTTACGCATGAAACCCATTTTGTTTCTTACTTTGGTAGGAAGTTTTCTTAATCCTTTATTATCAGTAGGTATTGGTTTTAATTTACTCATTTCTCCACCTTCGGCAGCTTTTTTGGCACCTTTGTAGCCGCCACCGCGTTTTTTATATGTTTTTACTAACCAAGCATTTGCATAAGCACTAGGATACACGTCAAATTTACGTTTAGCCTCAGACTTAACCCTAGAGTACAAACTAGGATTGGTTACATTGCTTGGTGTTTTTGATTTCTTTTTAGCCATTTAACACTTCCATCTACGTCTTGCTTGCCTAATTCTTGAATTAGGATTGTTTCTAGTTTTTGCTGAACTTTTCTTCAATTGTCCAAGTGATCTAGCACAATAAGATTTACGTCTTTTTGCGGCCTTACTTCCTTTTTTAACTTTGCCTGTTACAGCTGTTTTAAGTTTAGATCCAGGATTCTTCTTACGATAAGCAGCAACACCTTTTTTGGTCATTCCCGCTCCACTTTTGGTAGAGCGGTAATTACCGCCTTTGCCTACTGTTTTAGCTATTGGTTTAGCTTTTTTCTTAGGCTTTTTTACCGCCATACTTAATAGTTTTTATTAAGTACCAATATAATCGAGTAGCTATCGCCACTTGAATGGCCAGTCGTTGTAAAATCAATATCACCTGTCACACCGCTTCCTGCGTTGTTTGGGATACCAGTAAATAGATCGTAATACTCGTCACCTGTACTATCAGCAGGTAAGCCAAGAATAAGAACATTTGTAGACGCATCAAACTCTAATTTGACACTCATTCCTACAGTTGCCCAATATATTCTGGAAACCGATACAGTAGAACAAGTTTGCCCTGCGCTATTTTTAGCAAGCGCAGAGACATCTACTTTTTTTACAGCTGACTCACCAGTGCCATCTGACACATTGGTAAATTTTAAAATTGCGGTTTTTTCACCATCTTGTATGGTTTGTGAAGTTACTGCATCAGCCATTATTTACTCCTTACAGCTCAGTTACAGCTGTACGTTCTTTATGAGCACCAACGTAATCAACACTTAAGGTTTTTGCAGCAGCCGCTCCATTTTGAATACCGAAAGAAACTGTAAGCTCTTCGTTATCTGGAACATTTGTGCTAACCACTGTGCCTGCTAATACATTGTTTTGAAACACATGAAACTTCTGATCTTTAGGATCATATACAAAACCTAAAGTCATAAAAGTATCATCTGCCAATGAATTAGGCAAAGTCAATGTAGATTGTGTGCTATCTTTTTCAACGATAAAGCTGATTGTCGCAGCTCCATCTGATTTTAAAAAGAAAATACCATCTGTTACATCTAATGGTGTAGTATCAGTTAGCTGTAAACCAGCAACAATATCAGTTTGTGTTGCATCATTAGTTTTAAACCTAATTTGAAACGCTAACTGTTTACCGCTTTCATATTTAAAGCCTTCTTTTACTAACTGAAAAAAGTCATGGTCGTTATCGCCAGCAGCATTTGTTACTAACAAAATACCACCATCGCCATCGGCTAAAGCCTCTGTTGCGGATCCTGTGCCATCCTCAGTTGTTGTGATTGTCCAATCGGACGCTAAATAAGTATCAAAATCATTAAAGTATGAATGATACTTGTGTGGTGCAGGTGCTTTTAATTTACCTAATGTACCGTCTCCAGAAACATTGGTAACACCCGAAGTGAAATGCGTTGTCATAATCAGCCTCCTATAAAATTAGCCATTGCGAGCACCATGCCCGCAACAATTAGTTCAACAGTATTGATAATACTCTTTGGCTGTTATTTGTGCAACTAGGAACCTAGTTTATTAGATCTTGCAACTGTTTAATTGTGTCAGCTGCATTGGTGTGAAAAATACCTATACCACCCGCATTTTGCCATGCAGTGATATTACTTGGTTTATCATCAATTAGCACATGTCCAGGTCTGGCAAATACTGCTTTTTCTTTGCCTTTAAGTGTGCATGTAATTATAACGCTTGGGTGCACATACTGCCTTATCCAATCAATTTTATCTTTAGTAACCTTTGTTCTATTCAGCATGCCAGAACAAGATAAGATCTCCCAGTCAACACCACAGTTTTTGCAATAATTAACCAAAGCCTGCATATCTGCCATAGGTGGTAAATCTCTAAACAAACCAGCGTTAGATAACTCAACTTTTCTTTGATCATAGTCTGATTGCTTATCAAATGGTCCATTCAGATACTTTGGACTTTCAACGCCCTGGACGAAGTCAGCTAAGACTCCGTCCATGTCAACAAATATTCTATTTATTGGTATCATTATGCAATCCCATTTTTAACCAAACACTCACCATAAACATGATTAGCATAACTGTTTAGTTTTAATTTAATCTGTTCTTGCTCGGCATCTTTTTTTGCCTTTTCTTCGGGATCCATCATTGTTGTATTAACAATCTCAACCTTTACAAGTTTCTGACAGTGCATAATTGTTTTAGCCTCGCAGATCTTAGCTCTTTGAGCATCGGTCAACTTGGTAATGTCAACTTTGTTTTGGAAATGAGCAAGACTTTCTTTGGTGGCCCACTGAGGATCTAGTCCAATAGTCTTGATATGCCCATCTTCGTTCTCATAAAGAACCTCAATACCGCTATAAGTGCTCTTTTTCACAGCGCACCATTTGTCAGTCTTTGGATTTAAAGTCTGGTAACAAAGTCTGTCACCTCTTTTAGTTGTCTCAATCCAGTATTTTCTCTTGGTTCTCAGTTTGTATCCCCAAGGATAATCCTCAACCACAACCGCGTTATCAGCTGAGTCTTTATTGTAAATTATATTCTCTATCATTACGCAACCTCCTTTTCGTTGTAAATGAAACCGTCAATATCAAAGTTGTCTATGGCAACCGTGTCACCATGAGTTTTGTAAATGGGACCAGTTCTACCCGCACCCATTGGAACTAAGAACCAATACTTGCTACCGTCATAGATAACGTCACCACTAGAAGTAGATCTTAAACCCATAACCTCACCAGTTCTCTTGTTGATTATAAGATCTGTCATAACCTTGATCCTTGGATCATAGTCGTCGTTGACGATCTTATCACCTGCATACTCAAACTCTGGACCTCTTGACCAAGATCCGTTAATGTTGTTGGTTAATTTGTATGCCTCGTTGATTGTATCGACATCAACCTCCGCCACTTTTGTGTAACCCTTGGTGTTATCACCAAACTTGTTTGCATGAAATACTGTTACCATTTTGCCTCCGTTTTTGTTTTTAATTTCAATTCCCACATAACTAATATACTAAAATATGCAACTAATTGCAACTATTTACACATAATATATTGATTTATTTTAGGCAAAAAAAAGGGCCCTTTTGAGGCCCTTTGTTTGAAATACTTGAGTTATAAACGGTATTTCTAGTCGTTCATTTATGCACCTTGAGATCCGTAAATTCCTCTCCAATCAGAGAAACCGAATGAATATCTCTCTCTCGCTTTATATCTGATATTGCCAGTAGAAAAGTCTGGTTCCATTGAAGTCTCCATTGGAGATCTTTGGAACATTTTTAGACCTTCGCCTGCACTATTTACAGATGTAAGGATGAAGAAAGCATCTGGATCAGTAAGATAATGGTTGACGCTATAGCCACCAGGTAAAACCCCAGTGTTTTTAATAGCGTTTAGATCATTATCAGCTGTACCAGATCTTTGCTGAGAGTTTAAGATTCTGTCAGCTACAAACACTAACTGTGGTGGTACCACAAGTTTGTCAGCTTGGACAGAAATAGTTAAACCTCTATCATCCGTGAAAGTTGAAATATCAATCAATGCGTCTTCTAATGAAGCCTCATTTAAGTCAGCCATAGTAGTAGCTCTGTTCGCAGCTGTTCCACCACCAGATAGTGTGTGGGCAGTGTTAATAAGTGATACTCCATCGCCTCCTGTGAAGCTAGATGAGAAAGCATTATTTAAAACATCTGCGCCTTTAACCTCTTTGGTGTTAGCCATAGATTTTGCTAATGCTTTAACGTATCGCTTCCCAAGACTATCATAAAGATTGTCCTCCACGGCCTCTTCGGTTAAAGCAAACGCTAACGCAATCGTATCATGCGTGTAACGTGCGCTGTAACTTTCAGACGCGTTGTCAAATTGTACACCCTGTCCTTCGGACTTAAGTGGTGCAGAACCGAATCCAGTTACTAAGACCTCTTCTTCAAATGCTCTATTTGAATCCTCGATAACGAAAATATCTTCATATTCTCTCTCGTAGGAATCATAGGACATCCCAAAAAGTGCGTTTAGACCAGGCTCTAGCTCTTTCGCTAATTGTGCTCTTGAAATTGCCATTTTATTTTAGCCTCCTTATGCTAAACCAGCACCTTTTTGTCCACAGATATGATTCTGTATGACACAAAGGACATTAGTATTTGATGATGAAACATCATCGTTATCAGGGTCCTGAGATATGTCTAACGCTTTCAAAGGCAGTGTAGCAGTGGTATTACCAGTGCTCACAGCGATTTCCATGTTAGAAATGCCAGATGAAGTATCGCCAACTGGTGATCCATCAACAATGTCGAAATTTCCAAACAAGTCGGCCACAGGCATTGCTGCGTCTCCTTGTATTTCAAAAACAACATTAGGATCATCAATTATGCTTGCTACTATATCAGAAGCAGCGATGCTTCCAGGATAGTAGTTTTTAAACACTTGCTCGCCAGATGTCGGATCGGTGTATTGAACACCATTAAACACCCCAACAATTGGAACAGTACCAGTAGCGGTATGCCTACCAATTACACCAGCTGTCAGTTGAGTTACAAGATCGCCTTGAAATATTGGAGTTGTAGCTCCACTTGCGATTCTGTATCTTGACTGACCACCAGAATAAGGTGATCCGCCCATCATGCGAACAGGTTTACATCCAAATGCGCTATCTTTATTAGCCATTTTTATATTCTCCTATTTTAATTACTTTTTTCCAAAA